TATCACGAACATATTAGACACCATCCAGCCCGGAAACACAAGGTACACAAGGGCGGGAAATGGTGCCGGAACCCGCCACGATTGGCAGAAAGTGAGGCCCCGATATGAACAAGCCCCGCCGCAAGAGCCTGCAAAGCATCATTGAACAGCTCAACGCCCTGCGCGATGAGCTGGAAACCTTGAAAGATGAGGAACAGGAGTATTACGACAACATGCCCGAGGGCATCCAGATGAGCGAGCGCGGCGAAAAGGCCGAGGAAGCCATTTCCAACCTTGAAAGTGCCATGGATAGCATCGAGGAGGCGGCGGGCTACATTGAGGAGGCGACGGCATGAAAACCCAACTGCTGAATGTGTATTTTTACGCGCTGTATGACGAAGCGGACGGTGAAGCCCACAGCGGCCTGACCGCCAACATTTGCTCCGCAGCCGTGCGCGAGGACATAGCGGGCAACTATGTCACACCCCGCTATGTGACTATCCACCGCATACCCGGCCTTGTGGGAGTGGTGAGCAGCGCCGGCTGCACGGTGCAGATTATGAAGCGCAGCGAGGCCAAGCAGAACAGCAACCGCATCGGCTGCGATAACTGCCGCAAGTATGGCGACTGCCTGCGCGAACTGGACAGCGGGCTGGAGTGCTGCGAGGATTGGGAGGGGCGCGCATGAAAACCGATAACATTTACCACCGCGCCCGGATGCAGGCGGCGCAGCGCAACCCGCTGCACGCCAGCCGCGAAAGGACGGCCAATGAAATCTATGTAAGCTGCGAGGCGCTGGCCGACTATGAAAACGGGCGCACCGTTCCCCCGTGCGACGTGGTGCAGAAGATGGTGGAGGCGTACAACGACCCCGACCTGAAGGGTGCGCACATCCGTGCCTGCTGCCCGCTGTTGCCGGATTACGGCAGCGCAGAGAGCAGCGAGCTGGCCCGCGCGGCGCTGGGCTGGGCCGTGTCTTTTGAAAGCGCCCAGCAAATCGCGCTGCGGTTTGCCGCCGTCGCCCGTGACGGGCGCATTACCGCCGACGAGCTGCCAGCCGCAGAGGCCATACGCTGCAAGGCGGTGGAGCTGCGCCGCGTGATGGAGGAAACCATCGCCGCCATTGACAAGGCGGTGGCCAATATCTAAGAAGGAGGGCTGGCCGTGAAATTTGCGACCATCCGGGAAGCAGCCGTAGAGCTGACGATCAGTGAGGACAGGCTGCGCCGTGCCGTAAAAAGCGGCGATATACCCCACATGAAGCTGGGCACCCGCACGGTGGTGGACATCGACCGCGTGGCCGAACTGCTGAAACGGCCCGAGGGCGTGAGCATCGCCACGGTGAGCAGCGAAACCGGGCTGAGCGTGTCGGCTATCCGGCGCGCCGTGCGTGAGGGCTGGATGCCCTGCGACAAAACCGGGCGAGCCTTCATGTTCGACATGGACGAAGTACGCGCAGCCATAGAGGCGCGCATCCAAGCACAGACGAAAGCAAGCAGATAAGGGAGGGCGGGCGCATGGACATCCGCGAGTTTATATCCCGCCTTCGCGTGGAATCAGGGCCGAACGGGAGCGGCGAATACATGTGCCGGTGCCCGGCCCACGATGACAAAACCGCCAGCCTGTGCGTGCGCGACGGCGACAAGGGCATCGTGCTGAAATGCCAAGCGGGCTGCGACACTGAGGCGGTGCTTGGCGCGATGGGTCTAAAAATGCGCGACCTGTTCCACGAGAGCAGCGCCCCCACCGGCAAGCCAGCCCCGGCCAGCGCATCGCCTGCCACCAAGAAGGGCAGCGGCAAAAAGCCGCGCGGGAAATTCGTGTGCGCGTACAGCTACACGGACGAAAGCGGCAAGGTGTTGTTTGAGGCCTGCCGCTACCAATGCCCGGACGGCAGCAAGACCTTCAGCCTGCGGCAGCCCGACCCCAGCAAGCCGGAAGGATACAAGTACACCAAGGAAGGCGCGCGGCTGGTGCTTTACCGGCTGCCCGAGGTGCTGGCAGCGATCAAGGCCGGAAAGCCGGTCTTTGTGGTAGAGGGCGAAAAGGACTGCGACAACATGGCGGCCATGGGATACACCGCGACTACCAACCCTATGGGCGCAGGTAAGTGGCTGGCAGGCGAATACAGCGCCAGCCTGACCGGCGCAGAGCTTTACATCATCCCCGACAATGACGACGTGGGCCGCAATCATGCCAAGCAAGTGGCGCAAAGCACCTACAAGCTGGCCAAGAGCGTGCGCGTGGTAGAGCTGGCCAAAGTATGCAGCGAGCTGCCGCCCAAGGGCGACGTAACGGACATGTACAAGCTGCTGGGCCGGAAAGCTGGCGACGCCGCCCTCAAGAAAGCCATGCAGGAAGCTGAACCCTTCACCGGTGACGCGCTGGCCCAGCGCGACGCTGCCGCCGAATACTACAACCGCGTGTATGGCTACTGCGTGGACAATGGCCGCATCTGCCAAGAAACACAGGACGGCCCCAAACCGCTGGCCAATTTCGTGGTACTGCCCCGCGCCGTAGTGACGCGCGACGACGGCGTGAACGTATCGCAGGAAACGATCCTCGACGGCTGGACTATGGACGGTGCGCCGCTGCCCCGCGTGAACGTGAAAACAGATCAGTTTGACAGTATGGGCTGGGTGACAAAAAACTGGGACTTTCGGGCTAATATCGCGCCCGGCAACACCATCAAAGACCGGCTGCGCTACGCGATCAGCGAGGTGGGCCGGGAAACCTGCGAGCGTATCACACAATACACCCACACCGGCTGGCGCAAGATCGGCGGCAAGTGGGCCTATCTCTATGAAGGCGGGGCCGTGGGCGTGGACGGCGTGACCGTATCGCTGGGCAGCGGGCTGGACATGTACCGGCTGGACGGCAGCGGCGCAGAGGATTTTGAAAAAATCAGCTATCTGGACGGCGCTGTAATGACGCTTAACATGAGCGACGTTATTGCGGAACATGTGTGCATCCCTCTGCTGGGCACCATCTTTCTGGCACCCCTGCGCGAGTTTTTGAGCGCAACGGGTATCGCCCCCGCCTATGCCCTTTTCCTGCTGGGCGGCACCGGCAGCCGCAAGAGTACAGCGGCAGCGCTGGCGCTTTCCCATTTTGGCAACTTCACAGGCAAGAGCCTGCCCGCATCCTTTAACGATACCGCCAACTTTATCAGAAAAAAGGCTTTTCTGTTGAAAGACGCCCCCATCGTGGTGGACGACTACCACCCCGTGACCAGTTTACAGGAACGCAAGAAAATGGAGGCTACCGCGCAGAGCCTTGCCCGCGCCTTTGGCGACGGTGCAGAACGAGGACGAATGAAAAGCGACCTGACCTTGCAAGAAAGTATGCCGCCGCGCGGCGTGGCGATCATCAGCGGCGAGGACACGCCGGGCGTGGGTGAAAGCGGCATGGCGCGCTTTTATGTGGTGAACGTGAGCCGCGACGACGTGCCCGCCACGGACAGCCTGACCTCCATGCAGGAAGTGGCCCGCATGGGCTACCTGCAAAAGAGTATGCGCGGCTATATTGTATGGCTGCTGAAACAGATTGACGAAATGCCCGCGCTGCTGCATGAATCCTTTTTGAAAAACCGCTCCGTCGCCATCGAAAAAACCAAGGGGCAGCATGGCCGCACGGCAGAGGCCATCGCGCACATGATGCTGGGATATGACACCATGCTGCGATACCTGCGGGACGTGGGCGCGATCACCACCGATGACTGCATCCGCATGAGCGCACACGCTTGGCAGGTTGTGACCGACAACAGCCGCAAGCAGTCCGAGGACATGCGGGAAGATCGGCCCAGCAAAATCTTTCTTTCCAGCATCGGAGAGCTGCTCATCAGCAAGAGCGCAGCCGTGCGCGACCTGACTGCCGGAACCGGCGAGGGCAGCAGCTCTACGCCCAAGGATATGATCGGTTACATGGACGCCGATTTTTATTACCTCATGCCACAGGTGGCCTACCGGGCGGTGGCCAAGCTGTGCAACGATCAGGGGCAGGCTTTCCCCCTGACAGCCAAGATGCTTTACAAGCAAATGCGCGAGGACGGCGTGCTAACATCGGAAACCACCACAAGCACCAGCGCCACTCGTCCCAAGTGGATAGATGGAAAGACCCAACGCCTGCTGTGGATACCCCGCCGCCTGATTGACGGCCCCAAGGTAGCACAGGAGCAGACGCGCATGGACTTCCACCCCAAGAGCGATTTTATCCCCGTCGATGACGCGGACTTGCCGGAAGAATTTCGATAAAAGCGCCCGCGCAGGCGCTTTTGAAGGGAGGCTAATATGAGATTTGCCACCAATATGCGGGTTTGCAACGACTGCGGCAGGCCCTTGGAGATCGGAGAAACCTGCAACTGCCGCCAGCCGGTGCGCGGCGCAACGCGGGACGGCCTGCGGGCGCGGTGCCCCTGTTTCAAGCACCGCAGCAGCTACCGGGGCCGCAGCTATATCGTGTGCGGCGGCATCAAGCACGAATACCCCGGCAGCGACCCACGAAACGAGCATTACAGGCGCTACTGCTGCGGCCTGTTTAAGCTATGCGAACACTACAAAGCGATGAAGGGAGAAAATGAAACATGCAAAGCGGAGAAATGAAAGTAACCTACATCGACCCCACCCGCCGCCACCTTTATGCGGCTCCTTTGCCGGATGGAGGCTTTACCGTTTGGGCGCAGCGCGCCAAAGAAACGCCCCGCAAGCTGATATGCCGGGGGTATATCGACCCCAACGGCTACGCCGATTTTACGCAGGCGCAAGAAGCGCTTGACCGCTATGTATCGTGGAAGCGTAGCGAGGACGGCGGCTGGAAAAGCTGGGAGGTGCTTGTCAACGGCAAGGAAACCGAATGGGACGATTATCATGCCATGGTACGCGGCGAGCTACTGGCCCCTGCCGGTGTGCCTGCCAACGCCATAGTGACGCTGGCCAATATTGAATACCGAATCGCCCACCACATGAAGGGGGCCTATGAGAACATCCTCGAGGTGGGCCGCTGCCTGTGTGAAGCAAAAGACGCCGGGCTGATTGCCCACGGCCAATGGGAAGAATGGGTGCGGCAGAATACCGGCATGAGCGAGAGATCCGCGCAAAAGCTAATGCAGACCGCCCGCAGCGTCCACAGCGGCAGCAGTCTGGCGCAGCTGCCCATTAGCAAAATTACCACCATATTGAGCCTGCCCGAACCCGAGCGCGAGGGCATGGCCGAAAGAGCTATCACTGAGGACATGACCCTGCGACAGCTTCAAGAGGCAGTAAGACAGGAAAAGCAGCGCGCTGACAATCTGGCCGCCGCGCATGTGAAGGCCAGCGCCCGCGCCGATGCTGCCGAACGTCAGCTGGCCGACCTGAAAGCCGACCTGCCCAAGCAGGCCGAGAACATGGCCGCCGAATACGCCGAAAAGGCCGCCGAGGAAATAGACGCCTTGCGTGCCCAGCTGGCCGAGGCAGAAGCCCGGGCTGCACAGGCAAGCGAGCGCGCCGACTACATCAGCCCCGAGGCACAGGCGCAAATTGACCGCCTGACCGATGAACTGGCCGAGGCTGAAAGCTATGCAGAGCGTCAAGCCGAACTGCGGCAGCAGGCGCAGCAGGAACTGCTCAACCAGCGCGCGCAGGCTGTGCGCGGCGATCATCCGCAAGCCGTCACCTTTGGCGTGGCCGAATTGGCTGCCGCCGTGCAGGCATTTGTAGGCGCAGCCGGTGTATTGCCACACCTTGGGGCGAACATTGCGCAAATCAGCGAGGGTGAGCGCGGGCAAATGCGCCAGTATGTCGATATGATCGACACTTGGGTATCGGGCGCGCGCCGCGTGCTGGCCACCATCATCATCAGCGGGGAGGCGTGACCATGGAAAACCGAGAACTGATGCAGCTATCCGACCGCGCCCCCGCCACCCTCCCCGCCGAAATGCAAGCCGCCCTTGGGCAGATGGGCGAAATCATGCGCGGCATGGCCGACATGCTACGCGCCACCAATGAGCGCATGGCATCGCTTGAACGCGAGGTGCGCCTCTTGACCAAGGTGACGCCAGCGCAAGCCAACGCCATCAATGAGGCCATCCGGCAGCGCGCGGCAGAGCTTTGCGAAAGCTACCGTGCGCAGGGCTGCGAGAAGGCTACCGCCAATGCGATCAGGCGCGCGGTGCGCCTGACCACCGGCACCAACAGTGTGCGGGAGCTGCCCCGCTGCGAATATGGCGTTGCCATGGAGCAGGTGCGCATGTGGGACGACCGCAAGACCATGAAGGCCCTGCGGGCCAAGAAAAACGAAACGTAACGCCCCGGCGTATACGAATAAACAACAGACAGGAGGCAACCCCATGAACCCCACCAAAGCCATCAAGCGCGCGCGGCGCGCAATCCGACAGGCCGACAGCGCGCTGAAGGACGCCGCCAACACTCTGCGCAAGCAGGCGCAGCCCAAGCCCATGCAGGACATGCCGGAACCTACCCCCGCCGCCGACAAGCCGGAGTTTCTTTCCAAATCCTTCAACCTGCCCGCCGAACCCGGCAGCAACGGGCTGGCAGCAGCTGCCAACGTATTGCGCAGGAACGGCCCGCGCGCTTTCAAGATCGGGGACGAAATCGAATTCACCCACGCGCTGGGCAAGCTGCGCTTTACCGTGGTTGGCATTGATTGCGACAAGGTGCCCCACCGCGATCACAGTTTGACGCTGCTGCTGACATCGCTTGTGCTGGGCAGCGCTTTCGACGCCCCCGACCTTGACCACCCGTGGGGCCGCAATTATTGGCCTGATTCCAGCATCCGCGCCATGCTTAACGGCGCTTTTCTGGACGGCTTTTCCGATGATGACCGGCAGGCCATGGCCACAACCCAGCGCCGCACCTACTCTTTCAGCGAACAGGAAGCCATTCACACCGAGGACGTTGTTTTTCTTCTTTCCGCAAGCGAGGCAGGCTTTGCGGTAAATGACGACGACGTGCGCGACGAAGGCGACGCCTACCCGTATTTCAAGACCGGCAATGAAGCGCGCCAGCTGACGGACGCCAACGGAAACGCCCGTTACTGGTGGCTCCGCTCGCCTGACCCGTGGCTCGGCGGCTACGTGCGCAGCGTCTCGCCGTCGGGAGCGTTGAACCTCAGCCTCGCGAACGACGGCAGCGCGGTGGCGGCGGCTTGCGTTATCGGCTAATCATTCATCCGCGCCGGTAGGCGCACACAATCGAAAGGAGCGCAGCACTATGAAGGATTACAGGATTACGATTGAACCCATCAGCCCGGAAGCCAAGCGGCGCAGCATGGGCAGCGCACAGAGTTTTGAATGTGAAAGCCTGTGCGTTATGGCCAGCAGCGTGGAGGCGAGCGACGCCAAGGGCAAGCTGGTCAATTTGCAGGCGGCCATTCTTGGCCCGCGTCAGCTGATTTCGCACAGCATTTTTGCCCTGCTGAAAGACGAAAGCAATACCGAGCTGCGCCACGACTTGGCGCAGCTGATGCTGAAGGACATGCTGGGCGCTGGGCGCTCCGAGGTTGTGGAGCGGCACCAAAGCAGCCATAAAATGCCGGTGACGCCCGACATATCCGAGGAACTGCTGGCGGCGCTGTTTGGGCGTGAGCCGCGCCATTAAGGGGGCCGCCCATGAATAAAACCATCATCATAGGCAACCTGACCCGCGATCCGGAACTGCGAAAGACGCAGGACGGCACCCATGTTTGCAACTTTACCGTTGCGGTAAACAGGCGCACCCGCACAAGCGGACAGCCGGAGGCTGATTATTTCCGCGTGACGGCATGGCGCACGCTGGGCGAAAACTGCGCCAAATATCTGGCCAAGGGCCGCAAGGTGTGCGTGACAGGCCCGGTAGCTGCCCGCGCCTATACAGGCAGCGACGGCATCGTGCGCGCCACCATGGAGCTGACCGCCGATGAAGTGGAGTTTTTGAGCGCGCGCCGCGATCAGGATGCAGGTGGCGGCTTTACCCCGGTAGATGACGACGACCTGCCGGAAGAATTTAGATAAAAGCGCCTGCGCAGGCGCTTTTACGGGGAGGGACACAGGATGAAAGCATTGACTATATTAGCCCGGTGCCGCAGCGCCGAAACAGACAAGCGGCGCATCCGGCAGCAGATCGAGCGGCGGCGCGAGGCTATAACCTGCATCTCGCCCCGCATGGACGCCAACGGCGGCGGGCGCAGCACCGCAGAACAGGACAAAATTGGCGCTTTTGTGGCGGCGGTGGATGAACTGGAACGCCGTCTGAAGGCGCGCGAGCAGGCCCAAAGCGTGGAAATTGCCGCCGCCTGCGCCCTGCTGGATATGCTGCCAGAAAACGAAAGCGCTGTGCTGCATGAATATTACGTCAAGGGCTGCAAAGTGCCCGCCATTGCCAAGCGGCTTGGCTATTCTGAAAGCTATACCCGCAAGATTAAGGCAGAGGGCGAGCGGCTGCTATGCGAGCTGCCGGACAGCAGCGTGGCCACCGCCCTGCCCTCATGGTATAAATGAGCGCTCATGAGCGGAAAGAATAGGGATAGGAGCATAAATGATAGGGTTAGGAGCGGTTAGGATAGGCTAAGGAGCGCAAATGATAGGGTTAGGAGCGCAGAGGATAGGGTCAGGAGCGCCCAAAGTGTGATATGATACATGCTGTCAAAGAAGGGGACGGACGCAACACGCGGGCCGTCCCTTTGCTATACCCGAAAAGCGCCTGCGCAGGCGCTTTTGATCGGAGGTGCGAGCGTGGCCCGCTACAAAGAAAGCAAACCCTTTTACCATGGGGACGCATGGAAAAAGGTGCGCGCCGCCGCATTGGAACGCGATGCAGGCATGTGCTGCGATTGTATGGACAGATTCCGGGCCGGTTACGGGCGCAAGCCTCGCCGCGCCACGATGGTGCATCACCTGCAAAGCATTGAGGAACGGCCAGACCTTGCCCTCGATCTTGCCAACCTGCGCAGCCTGTGCGACCCATGCCATAATAAAAGGCACCCGGAAAAGGGCAGGCGGCAGGCCGAACCACGGCGCACTCGTATGCGCGTTATCAAAGTTTGAAAGGATGAAGAACTATGAACGAAAGCCTGAAAGCGATGCACATGCAGACCATCACGGAGGCCAACGCCGTGAGGATATACGACGCGCTTTGCGACGCCTGCGAAATGCGCGAGGGCGGCATGACCGACCCCGACCAGATGCTGGTGGCCGACATCGCCCGCGCGGAACAGATCAAGCAGGCCCTCATTGCCGACGTGGCCGCGCGCGGCATCGGCAGCGAGCGCAGCAATGGCCGCCAGAAATACTGGCAGGAAAACAAGAGCGTGGCGCAGGTGCGGGCCTACGCCGAACAGCAGCGAAAGCACCTCTCCGAATTGCGCTTGACGCCGAACAGCAGAAAGGCCGCCCCCGTCATGGTTGACGATGAGTTTAGCAACTTCTAATGCTGCAACCCCGTCCCCCGTTGTCAGATGCTACGAATACGCCCACGACGTTGACGCCGGGCACATTGTAGCAAGCAAAAAGGTGAAGCTGGCCTGCCGCCGCTTCCTGCGTGATTTAGAGAGAGAAAAAGACCCCGCATATCCTTGGCGCTTCGATGAACAAAAGGCCGCCCGGCCTGTGGAGTTTATCGAGCGCTTTTTAACGCCCACAAAAGGCGATTACGATAAAATGACGCTCATGCCTTGGCAATGTTTTGTCGAGTGCAATTTATACGGCTGGGTAAGCAAGGAAACCGGCCTGCGGCGCTTTCGTGAGGGCCTGATAGTGGTGGGTACCGGCAACGGCAAATCCACCCTTTTGGCCGGAAACGCCACATATGGAGCCTGCAAGGACGGTGAGCGCGGCGCGGACATCTACCTGCTGGCCAACAGTAAAGAGCAGGCGGGCATTGTGTTTAATGAGTGCCACAGCCAAATCAAGGCCAGCCGTCACCTTGCGCCACGTTTCCGCACGCTACGCGACGGTGTGTATTACGACGCCATGAGCGCCAGCATCAAGCACCGGTCGAGCGATAGCCGCAGGTTGGACGGCCTCAACCCGCACATGGCAATTTTCGACGAAATCCACGAATACCGCGATTTTAAGCTCATCAACATCATCAAGCGAAAAATCGTAAAGCGCACGCAGCCTCTTGTCATCTACATCACGACCATGGGCAACGTCATCGACGGCCCGCTGGCCTATTTCTACGACCTGTTTACCGATGCCATGAGCGGCAAGCTGGCCGACGATGTGGCCGACCGCATGTTTAGCTTTATCGCAGAGCTGGACGAAGGCGACGATCCCGAGGACGACAGCACATGGATTAAGGCCAACCCGTCGCTTGGTGTGCTGCTGAAAATTGAAGATTTGCGCGAAACGTGGGAGCGCGACAAGCACATCCCTGCGCAGCGTGCCGACTTCCTTTGTAAGCAGCTCAACATTACCGTGAACACCGACGACATGGCCTTTGTACAGCCCGAGGTGCTCAACCGAAACAACGGCACCATGACAGAAGAAGCGCTGCTGGGCCGCCGCTGCTATGGTGGCTTCGACCTGTCCAGCCGCGAGGACTTCACA